AGCGGCGATGGCTACCATGACACCTTCAACAAGATATTTGACTGCTCTGCGAACAAGTTCTCCTAAATCCAACATTTGTGCTAATTTCTGAAGCATTTATAAATATTGATAAGAAAAAAATATATATATATTATTATTAAAACTTAAAAAAATATATTTTATATAATAATATAATGTCTAAAAAAAAAGGATGTGAATATAGATCTAGCAATAATGGTACTATTAATACTAAATATGTTGATTTGCTAGAAGAAGATAAACCTATTTCTGGACAAAAATTTGTATGTGTCAGTTTTGTTTCTCCTGAAAATATTTTAAAACAGAAAAATCACTTTTTTTTCCAAGAGTTCCTAAAACATTATGATTTCTCTAAATCTGTTCAAAAGTTTTCACAATTTTTAAATTTTGTCGGTTATAAATATAATTTAGATTTTGACAAAATTATGGAAGATTTTCAAGAATTTTTACAAAGTGAAAAAGATGAATTTCCTAAAAACTATGTTAGCGATGAATACAAAAACTTTTTGGATCAAAATGAAGAAAGATTGGAAGATGACTTTAGTAAAGTTTATGAGTTTCAAACAAATATTAGAGGTCTTAAGGTTAGAGGTGTTTATTCTACACAAGCAGAAGCCGAATTTAGATGCAAAATGTTAAGAGAAGTAGACCCTAATCATAACGTATATGTAGGACCAGTTGGTATGTGGATGCCATGGGAACCTGAGGCTTATAAAACAGGACGGGTTGAGTATTTGGAAGATGAATTAAATCAGTTGATGAGTGAGAAAAACAAAAATGAAAAAGCCGCTAAACAAGAATTTGAAAAACGTGTATTAGAATCAAAAAGAAAGGCAATTGAAGATAATATTAAAAAGGCTAAGGAAAGTGGTAATAAATTAACACAAAATATTAATAAAGAGGGTAATCTGGTTGGAGTTAATAATACTATTGAAAATACATTAGGACTAAAGGAAGAAGTTACATCTGCCGATATTCGTAAGGAATTATTTGAAGGAGATGTTGTTGAGAGAAATAGTGCTGTCAGGGATGCTATGGATAGAGGATTAATTCCTAAAGAGAATGTTAAGATTGATAAGAAAAATTAACTTATATAAATTTTATTTTTATTTACTTTTAATGGTTTATCATTTGATAAATAACCAATATTAATAATATAATGATCTATAATTTTCCAGATGCCATATGTAGGGACATTAAATCCAGAAGGAAGTGTTGCTCCTGTTACTGTCGATTTTTGAGCAATATGGCTAAAAGCAATATCAGATGCATCAGTTAAACAAATGACATTGATATCCGTCATATATTTTAAAATAAATAATTTAAGTTTAAACTATTTATTTTAAATAATTTATATAAATTGATTTATATAATGAGTTATTTGTTATATGTATAAAATGGTATATATATTCAATATTGAAGGTAATATTGGTTCTGGAAAGTCAACATTAGTTAGAATTCTTGAAAAAGAAATTAAATGTATAAACTCAATTCCAATTATATATGTTCAAGAACCGGTTGACGAATGGAATACAATTAAAGATAAAAATGGAGAAACTATATTAGAAAAATTTTACAGTAATCAACATAAATATGCATTTTCATTTCAAATGATGGCATATATTTCTAGATTATCTCTTGTAAAACGAATTATTAGAAATAACCCAAATGCTATTATTATTTGTGAACGATCTGTATTTACAGATAAGGAAGTTTTTGCAAAAATGTTATATGATGATGGTAAAATAGAAGAAGTAAATTATAAAATATATTTAAAATGGTTTAATGAATTTATTGAGGATATTTCTACATCAGGTATTATTTATGTAAATACAACTCCTGAAAATAGTAAAAAACGTGTAGATTTTAGAGCACGACTAGGTGAAGATATTCAACTAGAATATTTGAAAAAATGCCACAATTATCATAATAATTGGTTAATGAATAGTGAAGAAATAATATATAATTTTGATGGTAATAGCAATTTTTGTGATGGAATTACTACACAATCTATTGATAACATAAAAGAATTTATATTACAAATTATTTCACCCAAATAATTGTTTAAAAAATCTTTCACAGAATGATAAATTTGTTTGATTGTCTCCTGGTTCCACTGGTTCAACTGGGTCTGGTTCAACTGGGTCTGGTTCAACTGGGTCTGGTTCAACTGGGTCTGGTTCAACTGGGTCTGGTTCAACTGGGTCTGGTTCAACTGGGTCTGGTTCAACTGGGTCTGGTTCAACTGGTTCCGGAGGAAAAATATCTTTTTTATCTACAGTTGACCATATTTCCCAATGTGCACCCCAATCATTATAATAATATTTAGTATATCCATCTCCATTCCAACGATCACCCCAACTATTTCTAATAATAAACCCAACTTTATCATAACCAACTACTGTCATAGCATGACCTCCTTTCATTGTTTCATTTCCGATTCTTTCCCACATTTGATCACTATAATTATAAACAGGAAATCCTATTAATGCTGGTCCATTTAAAAATAAACTCATTTTTAAATCATCAATAGTATATATTCTTGCATATGTATCAATTATATTTAATTTTGCTTTCTCAAAAACATCCGCAGTAATATCCACCTTATTTTCTATTTTTCCATATGGATATAGTTTTTCTGTACAAATACCATATGTTTTTAATAATATCATAACATCTCTACCATACATACCTTCATCATTATTTTGATTTTCATCGTATTTATTTGAACGTAAATTATAAAAAAATTGTGGAGAGAAATATTCATTATTATTATAATTATGTTTCTCTTGCCATTCTTTCATACATGCAGCACTTTGAGCATAACATGTACCTTGACTACCTTGATTTCTTACAGGCATTAGTTCATTTCTTAAATCTAAAGTTTCTGGAAAAGTATTTTTAAATGTATCTAAATTTTCATTTTTAAAAATGAAGTCGCGTTCATCATCTGGAGATTGCTTAAATGTTAACACATGTTCCATTTTATAACTTATTAATAAAATTATATTTTCAAATAAATGTATATTTCTTTATTTATTTTTTTAAATAAATAAAAAAACCGATTTTTTTATCAATATTACCATAATCGTTTAAATATTATTTTTATTTTAGGTATTTTTTTTGTTTTTTTTGTTAAATCATTAAATTTTTCTTTTTGACCCCATAAACGAAGATATCCATCAATAACCCAACTGTATTTTTTTGGAAATCCTTCAAAATAATCCTTTGATATATAACCCTCACTACCATTATCTATTAGATAATATACATTATTTTCTCCAACTGCCAAAGGATATGGTACATCACTATTACCAACTTGAGAATGAAACTCTAATATATTTTCTTTTTTTGTTTCAAATTCATAAATACTGCTTCCAATCAATAAATATTTATGTCCTGAAATATGAGCAAGTATTGTGTTACCATTACCACCTGACCACTTGTTACCTCTATCATCAATACCCTTTGGTATAAATATTTTTTTTAAATTTTTATAAGATTTTACTAATGTGTCATAATCAACATTATCTTCCCCAAACTCTTCTTTCAAATCTTTGTCAAAAGTAAATATATCTAGATTTTTTCCATTTATAACAACTTTAAATGGCCTTCCTCCATTATCATGAATAAAATATTTTTGGTTCTTTTTTGTTTTTTGTTTTTTCTTTTTTGAACTTTTTGTTTTTCGTTTTTTCTTTTGTGAACTTTTTGTTTTTCGTTTTTTCTTGGTTTTTGTCATTTTTTTCTTAAAGATGTGTTTTTTCCATCGTTTTACACCATTTTTATTTTTTACAATTATCCATATATTACCATCATTTCCTTTTTTTTTTACACCAACAGAAAAAAGAGTAGCACTTTCGGAAGGACCTTTTCTTTTTTTTACCATTTATATTTATAAATATATAAATATTAATAATTACCAACGATTTTTTTTAACATTTATACGAGGACCTTTCTTTTGTGCAGTTGGATCAAATGTTTCTTCATCATCATCACTATCAATATCCTTGGACATTTCCCAAAATTCTTTTGACCCTAATTTAAAATCTCTATGGGCACTTGCTTTATACCAAAAAATTTGGTCTTCTAATTTATTTGATTTTGCATTATTAGCAACCACTAAACATTCATAGTTTTCTGTACATTGGTCCATAACTTGACAAAATGATTCAAAAGTTGGAAACATTCCAGCATAGTTTTCATAAATACGTTTCCTATTTGCAATATAAGGTTCGCGTAAAATAAAAGTATAATCAATATTTGTACGTAAATTTGGTGGAACACCAAGTGGATACTGCATTGTAATAACAAGCATGATTTTCCAATGCCTACCATTCATAAAAAGCAAACGCATTAATTTATCACGAGCCCAACTATTATCATATAAACAATCATCTAAAATTACAAAAGTTCTAGGATCTATATTAGAACGATTATATGCTTCTTTTTCTTTTTTCATTTGTTTCATTACAATTTTTTGTCTCTTTAAAATATTTTCTATAATTGCTGTATTATATTCATCATGAATAAAAAGTTTTGGAACCATTTTACCATAAAACCCATTTCCTGCTTCTGTCCCTGAAATAACAGTTCCAATAGGTATATCTTGTTGATAATATAATAAATCCCTAACTAAATAACTTTTTCCCGTATCACGACGTCCAATAAGAACAATTACCGGTCCTTGATTTTCATTTGGTTTAAAAGTAATATTTTTCATATCAAATTTCTTAAGTTCCAAGTTCATTATAATAAAATGTCTCTTTTTTTTTTTTATATTTACGCATAAAATAAGTTTAAATATATAAAAAAATTTGTATATATCAATTAATGTTTTCTCTTTATTACAAAAAGAATAACAACAAAGAATTGTTCGAGTATTTAGAAGAAAATGGATTTCAAAATCCACAAAACTATTTTCCCCTTATGTCAAATTTTTTTCAACTAGATACTAATAATTTTAATAAAATTAATTTAAATCAACATTATTCAATTAAAATGATAAAAGAAACAAAAAATACTAACAATTTTACTATTTCTTGTCAAGATGAAAAAAATAACGAAAAAACAGTTGAATCTTTTTTTAAATTTTCACCATTAATAGATCCTGTAAAATTTATGGTTGGAAAATATGAAAAAACAGATAAAACTATTATTGAAACTTTACCTAAATTAAATGATAATAATTGTTTAGATAAGGTTTTAGATAAAAATAATTCTGCTTATGTAGATAGTTTTTTTTCTTATTTAACAAGTCAACTATTACATAAATCGGCATTTAATCATGGTATTGATTTTTATGGAACTTTTACATCTATACAAAATAAGCATATTTGTAATATATTTGAAGATGTAGAATATTTACATGATGCCAAATATTTTCATAGAAATAAAGATATACTTTTTGAAGTAGACCATATTGATATAGATAGATTTTTAGAAAGTGACACTAGAAAATATAAACAAAAAATAGAAATAAATAATGACAAAGTTAACTTAAAAACAGATACCATAAATAATGATGTATTTGAAGATATATTTGAATTAACAGAAGGAAATATAAGTGAACATAATAAAAACTTAGAAGATGAAGTATGGAAATCTGACTTAGAAACCAAAAGTGACAAAAGTCATAAAAAAACCAATTCTACTTGTTCTTCTAGAGAATCATTAACAGACGAAGAAAATGATGATGATAGTGAAGAATTAGGAGAGAGCGAAGAGGAAAGTGATTTTTCAGATTATTCTAGTGAAGAAGAAGAAGTCATTCAGGCATATATTCATGATTTTCCTGTGCAAATAATTTGTTTAGAAAAAATGGAAAATACATTAGATTATTTAATGGAAACAAAAGGCACACATCTTACTAATAAAGAATGGAAATCTTGCTTATTTCAAATTATCATGATGCTTATTACTTATCAAAAAGTATTTGATTTCACCCACAATGATTTACATACAAATAATATTATGTGGAATACAACAGATAGAAAGTTTTTGAATTATAAATATAATAATAAATATTATCGTGTTCCTACATTTGGAAAGATTTATAAAATAATAGACTTTGGTCGCGCTATTTATCGTTTTCAAGATAAAATAATATGTAGTGATAGTTATCATACGAAGGGAGATGCTGCTACACAGTATAACTGTGAACCTTATTTTAATCCAAAAAAACCACGTTTGGAACCAAATAAAAGTTTTGATTTGTGTAGATTAGCGTGTTCTTTATTTGATTATTTTATGGATGAAGAAGAAGATGATGATAAAATAGAGAACCCTGTTGCACAAGTTATTGCTGAATGGATTAAAGATGATAAGGATAGAAATATTCTTTATAAAAATAATGGAGAAGAACGTTATCCTGATTTTAAATTATATAAAATGATTGCTCGAACTGTTCATAATCATACTCCAGAAAAAGCAATGGATCATATATTTTTTTCTAATTATAGAGTTAATAAAAAAAGAGTTAAAAAGCAAAAAGTTATGAATATAGATGAAATGGTGCCAATGTTTGTTTAAATATCTCGTTTCATAATTAATCCCGGGATTTGCGATTTACCAAATAATTTCTCTCCAACAACAGTGAAATTATTTTTTTTATAAAACTCAATTGCTCTATCATTATCTGTTTTAACATCCAAATACATTGTAGTTTCCGGATGAGTGTTTATAAATGTAGAGAATATATACTTAGCCATACCATTTCCTTGATTTTTATTTACAAGTTGATTTACTTTAATTTCACCTTTTAATATTGAAATGTTTGGAGAGATTTTTGTTTTACGTTTATATTTGGTCCATGTTAAAACTACACCATTTTTATAAATTAATTCATTTTTATCAATCTTATTACATAATCTTCCCTTTAAAAATCTAAAATATCCTCCGGGAAATACTTCAGGGTATATTTTGAATATATTTATCAACTCTTGGACATCTATTTCTTTTTGATTATCTAAAGATAATTGCATTATCTGTAAATACTACAAATATTTTTAATCATAATTTTATTCGCAAAAAAAATTTTATTATGAAATATAATAATGACAGATTTAAATAATTCTGGTTCTAGTGATTTGGAAGATATTAATGAAACATTAAAAGATACAACTAAAACAACAGCGGAGAAAGATACTGAAATTACCAAAATTAAAAACAAATTTGGTAGACATGGATTTATTAAAATAGATAAATATATTGAAGTGGATGACGGATCCGGTGGAAAAATATATTATGGTATTTGTGATAAACCAATGAAATATGATAAATATTCAGGATTTAATTCAAAAGATGGTACAACTGGAAATTTAGATTATGAATATGACAATTCTTTTGTAGAAAAAATTTTAGATTATTCTGATTTTGAAGATAAATTAGATAATAAAGCAAAATTACAAAAAATGACAGATTTAACCAATAATACGACTGGAAAAAATGTAGCAGGTGATGATAAAAAAATTCATATTACTATAGATGGTGAAACAGGTTCAGCCACAGGAAAAAGTTATGAAATGGGAAACTTTTCTGGATGGAGTAAAGGAACAGGAACTCTTGCTTATGACCCTACAAAGGTTGGTTCTGGAAATAAACCACAAGGTCAGGGAGGAGGAGCATATAATATACAATGGAAAAAATTTAAAACAATGTATTGGAAAAAAGATACAACATCATCAGGAGGAACTGCTGGGGGTATTAAAAAGAAAAAGAAAAAAAAATCAGGAGACACTCTCGGTTGGAATGGACCTCAAAATAAAAAAACAGTAAATGATATAGATAAAACTGAATTAGATGATGTAAAAAATAATGTAGAAAATGATTCTCCAATTATTGAGATTGGAGAAGTTAATAAAGAAGATGCATATGTTCTTTTTAAACTCAAGAAAAAACCAAAAAATTCCACAAAAATACAATAAATAAATTTATATTAATAAATTAAAATTAATATAAATAAACAAAATAAACATAAGATTTAGTTATATACTATAATGACATTTGATTTTGCAAAACTTAAGACAGGTGACCTTATTTTATTTAATTATCGAGACACAGGCACTTAAAATAATTATCCTTTTTTCCACACATTTCACAAGTAAATATAGCAATATCTTCTAATATACAAGGTGAATGTTCACCATCATCTAATTGCCAAATAAAATGTTATCTAAATAATCTTTATCATAAAGTACTTGACAAGTTAATGCTAATTTATGCATTATATAAAACTATTTATTATTAAAATTCAGGAGAGTTTGTAAAAACTTCGGTCATTTTTTTTCCCATAGATGATGAACCAAATTGATTCATAATAAAATTACCTAAAAGAACACTAAGATAAACTAAAAGAGTATCGCGGGCGAGTATTTTTAAAGGCTTATTTTCTTTTAAAATAAGTCTCATTTCTATAAAGCGAAAAACTAAATAGGCAAGAGAAACGGCAATGGCTGTTAAAAATATAGAACTTGACATTTTATATTATTTATAAAAATAATATAAGATATTCAACGCATTTATTA